GAACATCAACACAACATCCTAGTTTTACAGGCGCTAAATCAAATGTTGTTGATATTGGAAGTGCTTTAATTTTAGACACAGCATTATTTGATAGTATTTCTGGAGATTTTGATGATGCTATTGGAAAATTTGAAGGTGGTGGTGGAACAGTTGTCTCATCTGGCACATATGATTTTGATACATATATTGATACAGGTGGTGTTTATACTAGTAGAATAACAGCAACTGTTCTTTCAGAACGATTAGATTATGTAAATGTGTTTGAAGATGCTACTGGTTTATTTGATGATCGTGAGGGATTTTTTGATGGTGATAACGTAACATTTGGTGATGTTAATGTTGAATTACAAATAGCTAGAACCAGAGATGATCCAACAACTGGTTCACCAACATATACTGCATTCCAAAAGTTTAATGTGGGTGATTATATTGGTAGAGGATTTAAATTCAGAGCAGTATTATTGAGTGATGATCCAGAAGCTACACCAAAAGTAACACAATTATCTGTTACTGTAGATATGCCAGAAAGAGTATATTCTGAAAAAGATATAGCTAGTGGAACAGACACAAATGGGAAAGATGTAACATTTACACCTGCATTTAAAGAGATTGAGGGAATAGGCATAAGTGCAAGTAACTTAACAAGTGGTGATTATTATGTTATAACAAATAAAAGTGCTACAGGTTTCACAATAGAGTTCTTTAATAGTTCAAATGCGACAGTTGATAGAACTTTTGATTATGTCGTTAGAGGATATGGAGAATTAGCAGCATGAGGATAGAATATGTCACAAAATGATTTTACAATTGCCAATCAAGGTTTCCCAGCATTTAGAGCAGATTTAAATTCAGCATTGCAAGCATTAGCATCTAATAGTTCTGGCACATCAGCGCCATCAACAACATTCGCAAATATGTGGTGGTACGATAGCGCTAACAACATAATGTATATCAGAAACGAAGATAATGATGCTTGGATAAAGTTTGCAGAATTAGACCAGACTAATGATAAATTCGTTTTAAGTGGGACATTACAACTAGATGACGGAACAGTATCAGCACCTGCATTAACATTTAACTCTGATACGAATATGGGTATCTATAGAGGTGGCACAGACATATTAAAGTTTGTAACAGCAGGAACGGATGCGATTACGATTGATGCTAGTCAAAATACAACTTTTGCAGGTACAGTGACAGCCAGTGGTTTGACTGTTGAGAAAGCTGATAACACATCTTCACTTGTTAGTGCTAGATATAATAGTTCCAATAGAAAAATTGGTTTTAATGTTAATAACTCTAATGGGCAAGGTTTCCTTGCATTTAACAGTAATAGTGTAAGTGCATCTGCAAATCAAACTTATGACGTAAACGGTTATGCTGGTAAAATTGATTTTACAGATGCAATGTTATTTGATATTGCAGGAAATGGAACTGCAGGAAATACAATTAGCTTTTCAACAGCTATGAAAATAAACAACAACGGAGACATCAGCTTCTACGAAGACACAGGCACAACACCTAAACTATTTTGGGATGCTAGTAATGAGGCTTTGGGGATAGGCACTAGTAGTGTAAATGGTACATTACACGTTCAAGCTAATCCTACAGCAGAGTTGTCCTTGTGGGGTGGTGGTGGCTCTTATGGACGTAGTAAATTTAATATTCAATCTGTTGATGACGGAACATCTACTGGCAAATTTCAGATTACAACAGAAAGCACTGTTTCAAGTAGTCCTGAGTTATTGACAATCACTAATGCAGGAAACGTGGGGATTGGTACTAGTAGTCCAAATAGGATGCTCACCTTAGAAAATGGTGATATTCAAATACATGATAGTGGAACAGGTGACCCATTATTAAACTTTTCTGTAGGAGGCACACAGGCTTCTCCAACTCAAAGTTGGAGTTTTAGAATAGACAATAGTGAGTCTGATAAGTTCCAATTAATGGATGTTACTGATAGTCGCATTGTTCTAACAGCAGATGGTGATGGCAACGTAGGTATAAATACTAGCAGTCCAACAAGTTATGCTAACAGTCAAGCAACTCTTTTTATTGAGGACAGTATAAATCCTGCAATAGCTCTTTCTGATACTGGACAAAGTAAAGATTATTTTATATCAGCTCTTGGTACACAATTAAGTATTAGATATGCTGATGGTGGTGGTAGTAGTAATGCTACTAATATCACTGAATTAATAAAAATGGACAATAGTGGTGCAGTCACTATGCCAAATCAACCTGCTTTTCAAGCCTATGGTACAGCAGATTCAACTATTTCTACACTAGCATTTTTTCAAAACATTATTTTTAATACAGAAATATTTGACCAAAATTCAGATTTTAATACCAGTAATTATACTTTTACAGCACCTGTTACTGGCAAATATCAATTAAATGCAATAGTTAGGTTAGCAGATTTACAGAATGATTCTTCTTTTTATATAATACAGATAAAAACATCAAATAAAGATTACAAAATACTTTTAGACACAAATGTTTATAGTGCTGATTTAGATTACCACTCATTTACAGTTAGTGTGTTAGCAGATATGGATGCGAATGATACTGCAGTCGTTCAAGCATATCAAAATACTGGAACTATAGGAACTACAATAGTTGGAAGTTTTAATTATACAGTTTTTTCTGGCTACTTAGTAGCATAAGCCAAAGTGAAACAACGTAACATAAAGGAGTTATAAAATGGCAGACCACACAAAGACAGTAATATTAACAGATATACAACAGAAGATTTTATCTAATGATTTGTATAACGACACAGACAATGCAGGAATAGATGAATGGATACAAGATGCTGTAGATGGCAAGATAAACAACTCTTGGAAAAGATTTCAACAAGAGTGGACTACAAAGCTAATGAATGATGATAGCTTTACAGATAGCATACCATCTAATCAAGCAGACTTTGTTGCACTCGTAACAGCAAGAGATGATTATCAAAATCGTAAACAACGTGATGATGCTAGTAGTATAGGAGAATAAAATGGCAGTAACTTGGACAATAGAAAATATGGAAAGAGACTTAGTGCAGGTAGACAACACAGATATTGTGACTATCTTGCACTGGAGAGCATCTGATGAAGACTCAGATGGTAACACAGGGTCAGCTTATGGCACAGTCGGTGTAACACTTGTAGGTACACCAACACCATATGCTGATATCACTGAAGAGCAAGCTATTGGATGGGCTAAAGATGCACTTGGTGAAGACGAAGTATCATCAATAGAAGCAGGAATAGCTAGTCAGATAGATGCAATGGCTAACCCAACAACAGCAAGTGGAGTGTCTTGGTAATGGCTGAAACAATAACAATTAATGATAAAGAATTTAAGTTTGAAGATTTAGACGAAAGTCAAAAGTATTATTATTCTCAAATAAAGCTAACACAACAAGAAGCTGATAGTTTAAAAATAAAGCTAGACCAGATGACAGGTTCAAATTTGTTTTTTAAAGACCAATTAGCAAAATCATTAATAAAAGAAGAAGATGAAAAATAGGTATGAATGTTTAAATGTTTTGTAATGATATGTAGTTTAATAAATCCTAAAAACTGTATGCAATTAGAAGACATTAGAGATATTCATAAAACAGAAGAAAGTTGTGTAGAAAGAGCAATAGAGATTGCAACAAAAGTGCCTTATTATTATCCTAATTATAGGGCAATGAAATACAGATGCAAAAAACTTGCGAAAGGGCAGTTAACATGAATAAAACACCGATTGATATGACTGCAGCAACTACAGCAGGTGCATCTTTATTTGGAATGTTGCCAGAAATGGCAGCATTAATAGGATCATGTTTATCCATTGTTTGGTTTTCTATTCGCATATATGAAACTGAAACTATAAAAAAACTTTTAGGAAAGTAATGGAGAAGTATCATCGATCCAATAACTATATCTGCTGCTATAGGTGTTGCTAGTTCAGCATTTAATGCAATTAAACAAGGTTTTTCAGTAGGTAGGGATATAGAGCAAATGTCTGGCGATTTATCTCGTTGGATGGGTGCAGTTTCAGATATCGATAATGCAGAAAAGCAAGCTAAAAACCCACCATTATTCAAAAAATTATTTAATGCACAATCTATAGAGCAAGCTGCTATTCAAGCATATGCAGCTAAAAAGAAGCTAGAAGAACAAAGATATGAATTAAAGATGTTTCTTAATATGACTTATGGGCATGATGCTTATAATGAGTTATTGGCTATGGAGGGTCAAATAAGAAAAGAACGTCAAGAGTTAGTTTATAAACAGCAAAAAATGAGACAACAAATATTTGAGATAGTTGGTTGGATTTTTGTTGGCGCTTTAGTTCTAGGGTTTTTTGCATTAGTGGCTAAAATTTGGATAAATAAAGCAAGAGCAGCACAACCAGTTAATATTGAAGATATATCAATTATTAGGCAATATAATGATTAAATATATTGTTTTATTGCCATTAACATTATCAATGATATGTGATGCAAGTGTATCTATTGCTAATGGATATAAATACAAATCTAAAGCATACACAAACCAACAAAAGGTCAATCAAGGTGTAACACCTAATCCTAAATATACAACTTGCAGATTAAAGAAAAGAATAAAATCACAAATTACTGGGAAGCAAGCCTGTATCTATCAAGGTGGAAATAGAACCTATGAAATGATGATTGAAAACTTTTGTCCAAAACAATATAAATGTATTTATAATCCCGGACAAGACGAACCTAATATTGACAAAGTTATGGAGAGTTTAAGAAGTGTCGGAAAATAAAAAAATAGTATCAGCTAATATTGGTGATAATTCTTTTGAATTAATTCTTAGAATTTTAGGAAATGAATTTATAGCTATAAAAATAGGATCAACTAATTTTAGTGGAAAATTAATTGCAGGTGGAGTTTTATTATTATTCTTTACATTTATAATAATGGAGATGTTTGGTATTAATCAGATGATTGGATTACCTGTTGTCGAATAAATCACCTTGTATTGGAGTTTGTAAATTAGATGTAAATAAAATATGCATAGGATGCAAAAGAACCATCAAAGAGATAATGGAAGCATTTAATGCCAGTCGCTGAAACCACTAAAGGGTTAATTGGTGAATATATATGTGCCACTTCTTTGCTCGAACTAGGTTGGAAAGTATCAATGGCACAACAAGATAGTGTGGATTTGTTAGCTTGGAAAAACGATCAATATTTAAGAGTGCAAGTAAAATCAGCATCATTAAGATTAGAAAAAAGCAGAATCACAGCTATTTATCATTTCAATAATGGTAGTGGCAGAAACAAAAAAGTTAAAGGTGTAGAAAGTTATGATATATTGGCACATGTTGGGATCAATCATCGCAGATGCGTATTCAATGCGACAGAGCAAGTGCAAGTTTTATCGCAAAGATACAGAAAAGAATATTTTGAAAAAAATGATGTTGAATATTTTTCGTTTGAAAAAGCATTACAAATAGTAAATCAGAGGAGATTAAAATGAGATGGGAAAACTATCCTAATTTTACAGAAAAAGAGTTAGCTTGTACTTTTACCGGGAGATGTTTTATGACTGAGCATTTTATGGGTAAGTTGCAAGAACTAAGAACTGCATATGGTAAACCATTAATTATTACTAGTGGTTTTCGTGATCCAAAACATCCAATAGAAGCATCAAAGAAAAGACCCGGTGTTCACACTAGAGGATTAGCAGTTGATATAGCTTGCGATGGACAAGAAGCATATAAATTGATTAGATTAGCAATTAATCTAGGTTTTAAGGGCATAGGGATTAAACAAAAAGGTTCTGGTAGGTTTATACACCTAGACACCTATGAAGAAGAGCCTAGACCTAATATATGGAGTTATTAATATGATACAGGCATTATTACCATTATTACAACCTGCTATGGGCAAAGTTTTAGATTTAATTCCAGACCCAAAAGCTAAAGAAAAAGCAAGAATGGAAATGGAAAAAGAAGTGCAAAAAGCAGAGGGTTCTTTTAGGGATTTTGTGGTTGCTTATGAGGGTCGAGGAGATCAAGTTCATTGGACAATACAGATATTAAGAGGATCAGTAAGACCTGTATTAACCTATTTGTTGGCAGGTGCTTTTATTTATGGGTTTTTAACTAGAAATGTTGAGCAAGAAACTATGGAAATGTTATGGCAGTTAAATTTGCTTTCAATGGGTTTTTGGTATGGTGAAAGAGCAGCAAAGAATTTAGGTGTTAATTTTAGCAAGAAAAAGGAAGAAAAATGAGTGAGTGGGAAAACCTAAAAAAAGAATGGGATAAGGAAGATAAAAAAGTTGAAAAAGGTTTTGGTGAAGAGTGGGTGGAAACAATCACTCATTGCTTGCCTAGATGCCCTAGATGTCAAGGTGCATTACAAACAGTTAATGTTGGTGGGCATGAACAATGTGTATTATGTCACTCAGTCATTGATGATTGTTGTCAAGGTGCGCCATTATAGGTCTTTTCTTTTATATCTAACACCATCTCTAGCAGAGCCTACTTTATGCTTATAATTGTTGGGATTTGATGACATCATTGTAGATAGCATCGAACCACCAGAACTTTTAACTGGTGTAAACCATTTATGCCCAACACCCTTTTCTTTTTCATATTCAGCTATTGCTATTGGACAATCTTCAAACATTTCTTCTTCAAGATCATCCCTTTTAGCATTTTGTTTTTGTAGCATTTTAGGAATTTGTTTTAATTCTGCATCACTATAATTAGCATTTCTTCTGCATTTATTGCACATTCTAGGTTGTACTCTAGGAACTTTTATAGGTTCTAATTTTACATCACATTTATAACACCGACTAAATCTCTGATGTTGTTCCTCAATCTGTTCCCTTGTCCTCTTTATTCCTCTGTAAACTTTTTCCCTCATTAAATGCCTCCAATCGTTCATTAAAGCAATTAATATGCAGAAGATCACCACGACCATCTGCAACAAATATATCTTCATCTAAGTCAATACCAATTTCACAAAAAACACAATTCTTAATTCGTTTAATTCTTGTGCCAAAGATATCCCTCTGTTTGTTTATCGGTACTTTTTTGGGTCTTCTTTTCCTCAATACATTCACTCATAACTGCTGCATACCCGGCTATGTCTAAAATACTATCTTGATGATCTGGTGTTTCTACTAATCTAGCAACCTTTAATCCAACCATCATTAGAGCAACTTGTTCTTCAGTTACATCCGATCCTAGTATTACAGACCATATTTTAGCGATACGGCTATGGTTTTCTAATACCTTGCCATAATGTTGCCCTCGACTATTGAGAGCAACCTTACAGGCATCTAAAAGCTGATTTTTATTCATTAGAATGGTATCTCATCATTTAGTTCAGTTGAATTAGACAAGGTTTTATCTTCAGCATTTTTTGATGATGCGCCAAAAGATAAACTCTGAACATTTAAAGATAAAGCAGTTCTGGCTTGTCCATCTTTTTCATATTCCCTTGTGGATAACTCACCAGATATAAATACTTGTTGACCTTTTTTTAGGCTATCATTAAGCGCTTCACCTCTTCTTCC